ATTTCACCGACCGATGGAAGCATTGGCAACGGTGCTGGTGATACGTTGACTGCTGGAAGCAACGGTTTGTTTTCGTGTATTGTCACGGAGAACATCACTGGCTGGTGGCATGTCGTCGTGAAGAACGGGGCAACTGCGATCCTTGAAGGTGGACAGGTTTATTTCCCATCGGATACGCTTGGTACTTATCGCGTGGATGATGTTGCAACGTCCACACAAGTAGCCGCTGTTCAGGCCAAGACGGACAACTTGCCCGCTGACCCTGCTTCAGCATCTGACATAACCAGCTTACAAAATAACTCCCCAACGGAGGCTTACTAATGCTCGCTGATGTAATTAAGAATATCCCTAATTATCAATCTCTCTCTTCCCAGGAAATTCTTGGATATCTGGGAGAGACTGTTACCGTTTCTAACGACAAGGCTTATACGGTCAAAGACTTTGAGGATATGGTTGTTAGTGGTCACTTCACTCTCAATGAGGTGAATCAAATACTTGGCACTTTGCAATCAACTCCACTATTCAATTCCGCTTATATCGCAATGAGTACGGGATCGGGATTGGAACTTGCATCACCCGCTAGACAACAACTTGTGTCTACAATGGCTGATGCTGCTCAGTGGGGCGAAGAATTAAAGACCAAAGTTCTTTCGCTCGGTAGCAAGACAATCAATCGATATGAGCAACTTGGCTTATCGTCACTTCCTACTGCTCAAGAGATTGAAGCGGCATTAGTGCCAGTGGTTCCAGATGTCCAGTCTCACGAAGTCTTGCTCACGGTGAATCGTCAACCCGATGGTACAACACTGGCTATGGCTCGCGTAACTCCCGTTGGTTTGGTCAATGGTGTTGTCGTAACTCGCGGTGAACCTAGAGTTATCGTCAATGGTGACTTGTCTGATATTGTTGCACCAATCTTGGAAGGTCTAATCAATGGCTGATCGCTGGGCAGTAGCAACAGGTAGTTGGTCAAGCACGGCAACGTGGAATGGTGGTACTCTGCCTACATCGGCTGATGATGTTTACGCTGATGGATTTACGGTTACGATAGATCAAGATGTAACGGTTCTTTCTATTAGAACAACACAACGTAGTGGTGGAACCATAAACGGTGGGTTCACTATTACAGGAACAAGAATTGTTAATGCAAATCTAATTGCAGGAACTGTTGGTGTAGTTTTAACTTGCAACGCAAGTTCTGTTACTACTATTACTGGACAGATAACAGCAAACAATAGCGCTTCGAACCAAACTGGTGTTATTAGATTTAGAAGCAATTCAACCTCTACTGTAACTTCTTCAACATTTAGTGGTAGCACAAGCGGCAGTGGAGCAATTCAAATATTTGAAGCGGGTTGTAATATCACACTAATTGGAAATGTATCTAGTGGTGGCTTAACTATCAGAAACGATAATATAGCTCAAACAGTTGCGACATTTATCTCAATAGTTGGTAATGTTAGCGCGGGAGGTATATATGCGAAAGACTGGAACACTGAAAATATACTGACATTTACAATAACGGGAACGTTATCAGGAGCGGCAGCAATAAGAAATACATCTAATGTCGGCTGGAATATAATTCTTAATGGAACGATGCAAACAGACGCTAATGGATTCCTCCCTTTTACACAAACAACAAGCGGAAATTCAGTACGATTGTTAATTCATTCTACTAATGCACAAGAGCATCAGTATCGCGTCAATAATGCTGGTATTCCCGGTGTAGCTCGTTCCCTCTACACAGGCGGTCAGAACCTCGGTCAACCAACCGCTAATCATGTTCGCTCAGGTCAAACCTACGGCGTGTCGAATGAGTTTACTGGCACACTCGCTGTTCCCAATCCATCGTATGTTTCAGCAGGCGTGCCAACTGATAACACCGTTGGGACTTTAGCCCACCTCACTTCCACGGATCTGCAAGCAGCATTATCTCCTAACGCTCCTGTTGCTGTTCAGCGTACCGTAGATGATACCAAGGCAATTACCTTCTCCTGGCCTGCTAGTGGTGCAACCATCACCGGACAGAAATCAATTGACAATGGTGCATATTCAGCGGTATCGGGTGCGATTGCATTCTTGAGAACTGAGTCTAATCGTCATTACTACACACTGGCCTACAACGCCAATGATCGATTAACCGTCGAAGGTACGATTCGTTACAAGATGACGGATGGGACTTATACGAAATACTTTAATCTGCATCTGTACGATGTGACTAGCGATGTGACAGTTTACCCAACTCAGCTTCAGCAAGAGGATAGGGCAGTTGAGGCACCGATCAAGATTTACACAGGTGAATCAGGCACGCAGTATTTCTTTGCGATCGATGCAGACCAGAATCCAATCAATCTGACCGGCAAGAACCTTGAGCTTCGGTTTGCCGATACAGCCAGCAAGAAGACACTGTACACGGCGAAAACTTCAAACGGTTCTCTTTCCGTTACGCTGGTCAATAAGGTGACGTTCACTAAGAGTCTTATCTTTACAAGGTACGAGCTATCTACGCTGCGGTTTTCTTTGCGGGACATGAGTGCTGGTGAGGAGGTTTTACTGGCAGGTCCGGTAAAGCTGGTGTGGGCACCGTAGAGAGAAAGCCACGTAGAGAGAACAATTCAGGGAGGATTGTATTATGCCAGGAACATGCGGAGCAGTAGGCTCCTTAGCCAAGCTACTCGTGGAGCCAGGATCTGGGCCACACGTTTTCGATAATCAAAGCGAGCCTTATGCTTTTATCTATGAATCGATGTCCACCCGTCGAGTGACGGCTGGTGGTCGAGTGATTTGGGGCACGCGATCTAATAGAGCCGAAAGAAACGTAAAGACTTCTTACCTTCCTGTTGGGCGGTTGCACTTGCAGCCTGGGCCTGGAGCGCTCGACCTCTGGTTGCCACGTATCCTTGGAGGGACTAAGGTTGGCGACAATATTGATCCTGCTGAGACGCTGCCCTCTTTTGGTATGTTGATCGACAGAGATAACGGCATCTTCCGCTATGACGACTGCATGGTTGGTCAGGCTGTGTTTCGCGGTCGTAGTGGTCCGAGTGAGACTGGTGAAGAAGAGATCATCGATATGGTCTTGTTGATCTATGCTAGGTCGGAGATTACGCCTAGCGATACAAGCCCTCCGGCTTGGCCTGCATCGCCACCGACCATTCCGGTTACCGCGAACCAAGACCCTTACATCTTCTCGCAGGGTGTGTTGACGCTCAATGGCAACTCGCGTCCATTCGATGAGTTTGTTCTTTCGATCGATAATCGATTAGCTCCGAGGTTTCGCAACTCGCTAACGCCGACATGTTTCTTGCCGCTTGGTCGACAGGTTTCTTTGCAGGTGAAGAATCCGTTTTTGACGACGACTCACTCGGATTCGTTCAACTCGTGGAATACTGGCTTTGCAGGATCGCTGGCATTTACTTCGGGTACGATTTCGACAACTGCGCAGTTTCCTCACCTGCGTAACGTGTATGAGACTCCGACTGTGCCAGGAAAAACTGAGATACCTTTATCCATGAACTTTGAAGCTAGAGCAACTGCTGCCACTGGCTATGAAATTCGGTTTGTCAACGACAGTACTGTTTAATGGCGACTAATGGCTAAAAAGAAAAAGAAGCCTAATATAGCCAGCATTATGGCGAACCATGACAAGATGTTCCGGAGCTTGGCTCCAGGCAACTTCGGCAAGGTTCCGCCTGTCTTTAAACAGTCTGAAAAGGAGATGCAGCAGTCGAAGAAGCCGAAGCGTCAGAAGCGCCGAGATCAGCGACGTGCTTCGGTTCAGCCAGAAACGTCTGTCATAGATGTCTTATCATCGGGAGTTGTCGATGCGATATCGGGTGCGACTTTTGGCCTTGAAACCACATTTGGTGGTTACTTTCAGCAGGGTGGCATGGCGACCTCCTCGTCTAATAGACAAGACGACGCACCGAGAGAGGCGGCTCAACCGAATGCCACGCAGGATACCTCCCCAGGTGTCAAGGCCCAAGCCAGTGGTGGTGGTGGTGATAAGCCACAGGGCGATAGCCAGCCTATTGCAAACGCTGACGATGACCTGAAAGAGTTCGAGGTCGATCCTGACTTGCAGGAGTTCGATGTTAGCGGTGAAGGTGAGTTACAGACGACTGGTGTTGGTGAGCCGTTAGACCAGCCTGATGTCGCTAGTGAGGTACAGAGTTCTGTAAGTAGCTCGATTGAGCAGGATGTTAGTGAGGCAACTGATTCGGTGCAGGCGACTGTATCTCAGGGTGTCAGTGAGCAGGTGGCAAGCCTTGAGTCTTCTCGAAGCCAAGACTTTGGTAAGGAGATGAATGAGGTCAGCGGCAAGGAGGTAAGTAGCAAGAGCAGTAATCCTCGCATCGCTAAAAGACGAGAGGCTGCTAAGAAGGAGAGGGAGGCTGCTGCGAGAAACTTCCGTAGGCAGCGTGGAGAGAGTGTGCCACCGCCTCCGATCGCTGGAATACCTAACCCTATTCCTAGCGGTGATGACTTTGAGTTAGCTAATATCCCTGGTGAAGAAAAAGCTGATAGTGTCACGTCCGATGAAAAGCGTGTTGCAGAGAACGCTTCATCATCTGGGACAGTGGAGTTTGCAAAGAGCACTACTGGACTATTGGAGAAGATGGGCACTGAGATGCAAGCGTTAGCTGTTCGTATCAAAAACATCGAAAACATGATTGATAGGTTATAAATGTTTTTTAAATACGGATCCTATCAGCACGAACAGAATGAAGTTGAATTGGTTCACTTCAACATCAATCCGGTGCGCAATTCTAATGACATCAGGATTGCTACTCGATTCACGATGCAAATAAGCGGTGAGCTTTATGTAGACCCGGGTATCGTTGGCAAGGAAGACGCTCAAGCAAATCTAACCAACAAGATCAATCTGCTTATCAATGCGTACAAAGACGATTTTAAAGACGCTGGCTTTTATCAGGACAATGGGCTACCCACGCCGCACGTTCTTCCTAGTAATCATCCGGACAACCTTACTGGCAACATAGTCATTAACCGCAACTGGCCAATGGGTGACGGTAATGAATACGCCACCAAAAGGACGTTCTCTGTTGGTATTTCGGCTCTATTTAAAAACGCCTACAGCAACATAGTGGAGTATACAGATTCGATCGCGCAGCAAGGTGATGGTGGTCCAGTTATCAAGTGGTACATGAGGCGATTTGGACCTCCTGGCTACCAGATTCTCTTTGACCAAAGCCTTGTCGTGTACGAGCACCAGGGAATGATGACGGCGCTCAATGCTTATCCTGTACCGCCATTACCATTGTTCTCGCGTCCATACTTGCTTGGGGATCAAACTAAGATTACTCGCTTTGCTCCCAAGCGATACGCTCAAGGTTATGCGGAATACAGGATAGCCTGGAGTTACACCTACGTCTTGCCTGCCCCTACACTTGTTTTGCCAACGACGAGGTAGCCAGTGGCGTATTTCAAGATAAATGGCAGAGACTGTATCGATCCGAATGTAGTCCGAGTGGAACCGCTAACGCCGTTCTCGTTGGGCTGGTTCGGCAAGACCAACTCTATGCACTTGTATCGAGGTAGGCGACCCAGTGAGTGTCACTTGCTTGTCGACAAGGAAACGCTGGATACTCTCGGCGCTGCTACGGCAACACACACGGTAAGTTTATCGCTCAATGGCACGACCGACGATTTAGTAACTGGCTTTTGGACGATCACACACATTGAAGCGATCGGTCAAAAAGATATTCCTGGTCAGGTCTTTTATATCATTCTCAAAGACCCACGGCATATGATCTCGACCGTGGCAAAAACTCCCGCTCAGGTAATTGCCTCTACATGGGAGGAAGAGCTGTGGCCGAACAATAGCACCTACACCTATCAGCAGGTTTTGCAGCAATACTGGGATCTGATGCCTGCCTTCAACAGGGCAAACAGTGTCACTTGCCCAGTTTTAGCTTCTACGCCAGTGAGCTTTGCAGAAAACATTTGGTGCGAAGGCGAGACCGTCTGGGAGTGTATATGCCGAATCCTGGCTGCGTGTGGTCATGTTGGGGTATTCGATTCGGTGTCTGGGACTTATTCGTTCCTCCAGGCGGACGCGACACAGGCTGGCCTAGAGTCGGCCTACAATGCTGCCACCAACTCCCTGCTTTGGGATGGCGACGTACCGGCTGGCCTTAATGCGGGCAATGCTCCTGCTTCTGTGGGTGTCTCGTTTCGGCCATCGAGGACGGCACTAAGCTTCAGACTTCCGCTGTCCGTTGATGAGTACGGATCAAAGCAATCGATACAGACTTTACTACCTGGAGCTAAGAATGGTTCGGTAATGAATGTTATCGATACATCACGCACGAAGTATTGTGCTGAGACATCGATCATCAAGAATCAGGTTCAGCTTACCAATAGAACTAAAGATTTATCAAAGACAATTCATGGTGCGATTCGTTCTCAAAGAACAAAAAAGATCCGAGTCTATGACATTGTGTTCCCTGTTCGCATTGGCGAGGAAGTTACACACGTTTGCTTTAAGAGTTCTCGGGCTTATGGTTTCACGGCATCAGTCGAACACTTTGAGGAGTTCGATATCCTGCTTCCTGAGCCACCCAATGATAGAACCGATAGCGGCTCAAACTGGTGAAACTCCAGCCAGGGGTAAGGCTCAGGTCTACCAAAAACCAGGAAGTTCTTTATCAGAGATACCCTACGAGATAGTCACTTTGAGCCATATAGGTACATCGGCAGTGGCTGTCGGTACTTGGGTGGTTGCTAGTCTGGATTTTTACAGTGGAGAGTATTTCATAGTGGAGAAGGGTGGTACGGTTGCTACCACGACAACCACCACACTGGTTCCTCCTATACCTTCGACTTGTCAGGGAACGTGCAAGTGGATTAGTAACGATGGCTTGGTATGGGTAATCGATGAGAATACGTGCTCTAATAGTACAACATCGACATCGACATCG